ACGCTTGGCTGATGCGCGGCCCTTGCGGTTCAGACCGCCAGACGGCGACTTGCCGGCCTTGCGTGTCCAGGCTGGTGACTTAGGCATTGGCAAGATCCCTCATGCGCTTGACCAAACGCTTGGCGCGATTTGGCACCTGGTCATGCCAGCGCGAATCGACCATCTCATCCGCAGCGGCGTCAAACCGGCGGGCTTCCACCTCACGCTTCATGCCGACGAATTTGCTGAGACGCGGACGGCCCATGTTAAACATCATATTTGCAATGATGAGCTGGGCTTCTTCCGGCAGCTCATCGAAGTCGTCGTAGAGACTGCGGCAGTCTTCAATCGTCACGGCTATGTCCAAAGAAAACACCTGGCGCACCCGCTCCTCATCAACCGGCGTGCCTACTGGCTGGCCGTGTTCTGGATCATCTTCTTTGACCAGGTGGCCTATGCCAAAAGTCGGCAGGCCAAGATGATCGAGGTAGATTTCAAACTTGCAGCCCTCGTCCTCAGCCAGCTCCTCGCGCAGCTTGTCCTTGTTCATTTCTTTGCCTTCACCTTGCCAACAACGCCCTCAAGCATCCCGCCGCCAAAGTAAAAGGCTAGGATGGTCAGCATTGCTTCACCGAGATAGAAGTCATCAATGACTTGCTTGATGTCAGGGATGTTGGTTTTGCCCAGTAACGTCATCACCAGCACCAGCGCGAAAGACGCCAAAAAGGTGGCAGTGAACATCAGGGCCAGATAGCGCTGGGCCACTTTGAATGGGGCAAACGCCTTCATTGTGTCGATCTTGGCTTGCGCCTTTACACGCTCCATTTCTTCATCGGAGCTGTGGACATCATCAATGAGATCCATGCCCTTTTTGATTACATCGCCATTGCCAAGAATGGATGCCAATACTCCAAGCATTACTTTTTGTCTCCCATTTGCGTGAAGCCCATGTATGCGCCCACAACGCCGCTCAACGAGATGTAAAGCAGCGGGCTGACCTCACTGAGTAACTTGATGCGGGTGTCAGGTATAAAGGGCATAAACAGCAGGATCGTGTAGACCCCCATACCCATCAGAGCAAAGCGTGCCAGCCTGAGCTGCGCCAGGTGCTTGCGGCTTTTGTCTTCTGTCTCGCGTATCTCGCGGGCGCGTTCTATTTCTGCGTCTGTGACGACGCCATCGTTGTCGAGGTCATACCGATCAAACTCGCTCGACCTCTGCAGCTTTTTCTGAGCCACTAGGGTACGTTTCTACCCATCAGCTCTAGCGCGGCATCACCGGCCCCCAAGCTCGATGTCATGGTTCCGGTTTGTGCCGCAGCAACACGCGGGTTCACAATCAACCTGGTGAGGCGTGGCAGCACGGTAGGTGCGTGCTTACGCAAAACAGCTTTGATGCCTTTGCCTTGCAAATCTCTTTGAATGGCTTGCAGATCAGCCTCACCAGTTGCTGTCAGCATTGTGGACAGCTCGTTTGCCACCTCGCGCAACTGCGCTTCCTCAAGTCCTTTGAAGTCAGCGCTGACAGATCTGCGGATCAAGTCTGTCAGGCCGGTAGCAGGATCGCGGGCTGCGCCTTCCTTGAGCCTAGAAACAAACTCGCCACGCTGCGCTGTCTGACTGCCGCCGAGGATTGCGCGAGATGTATCACGCATGATGATCTCATCGTTGAGACTGTTTAGAAACTTGTCAGCGGCGATTTTACCTTCATCAGTCTGGGGGAAAGTCAGCCTCAAAAGCCGTTGGCGCATTGGACTGCGGACAAGTCGTTGTGCCGCTGTGCGCTCAGCTCCACTGTCTATCTCATTTAAAATGCCTTGCATCGCGCCAAGCCGGAAACCCTCAAGCTCTGATTGTGAGTAACTACCAATGATATCGGCAAGCTCCTCTGGGTTGGCGCGCAAGAAGGTTTGCCCCTCCGTCATGGCGTCCATGACTGCCGATTTGCCAGACCAGTAGTTTCTAGCAATTCGGTATGTCGGATTAGCGTCGTCAAGGATTTCTAAAAACGCTTGGCGCGTGTTGGCTACAGCGCCAGCGTAATCTTTGCCAGCGTTGCTTGTGATGCCCTTGCTTGTGAACGCCTCATCATCTAATCCGCGCTTGATGAAGTGCATGAATCTGGTTGGAAGCGTCCTGACTACTGTGCCTCTAGGGCCGACAAGTTTGCCGTTTGCAGAAATGTTGAATTTAGGAAGATTGACGCCTTCCTCAGCGGCTATCTGGTAGGCCCGATCAAACGCATTACGGACAGCGGGCCGAGTGAACAGCTTTGCCAAGTCGGGAGAAATCCTAATGTTTTTCCGGTAGGCTCGGTTATACAGCCGATCTCCTGTGGTCTTCCTCGCCGCTTGCAACGCCTTGAACTCGTCAAAAAACGCAGCCCTACTGCCGAAAGCCTCTTGTAGATCTGTTGACAGCCGAGTTAGGACGCCCTGGTCACGCAGACGCAAAAAACGCTGCGCCGCGCCTTTGCCGGGGCCAGGCAGCACATTGACAGCATCAAGTAGCGCCTGACTGTTTGGGCCAAGGTCAGCAAGCGTGTATGGCTTGCCAGTGGTGTTTTTGTTCAAGACTTGCAAAATTGCGTCTTCAACAGACTGCGCGTCGTTTTCGAGCGCCTCTTGCAGCAAAGTTCGCGCTTGCTGTTGAGCAAGAACTTTTGGCCCGCGCAGCATCCGGGTCACGCTGGTAGCCATGTTGGCCACTGGACGCGAGACAAGATCTACTCCCGGCGCGATTATCGCGCCCGCAGCACCACCAACTGCAGCATCTGGCAAGCGCTCAGTCACGCTACCTTCACTGCCACCAAATCCATAGCCAGCGCCATACGCCATGCCAGGCAGAATCTGGCCCGTGACGCCTGGCGTTGCACCGCGCCCGCGTGTCAGCGCCACGTTAGCTCCAGTGCCTGCCAGTTGCTCTACAGTAGACATCACCGGACGATTTGGGTTGCTTTGTTCAAGCTGAGCGCGTTCTAAATCAATAGCAACGTCCGTAGGTATTCCAGTCAATTTGCCACGCAACCAGCCAGTAATTTCATCGCTGGTATTGAATGTCAGCCCTTGCAAAAAATTGCTGACTGTCGGGCTTGTCCACGCGCCTGCCTCTATAGCCTCAAGCAGTTCCCGCCCTTTAGGCGTCAGCTTATTATCGAACTTGGCATCCTTCAAAGCCTGCCGTGTATCTTGCAAACTATCAAATGCGCTTTTTCTTTCGGCCATGATGACGCCTCGTTCAATTCTGCGTGGAAGTGATGTAACCCTGATTTATCAGAGCATCGAAAGCGTCCTCGCCAGCCGTCGGATCTGGTGGATCTTCACCTGTGATGCTTTGATATTCTTGGATCAATGCCTGCCCACCTTGAGTAAAGACAGGATGGGTGTTTCTGACTTTTATCAGGTGCTGCTGCAATCTTGTGTAGCCAGACAAACCTTCCTGATCGAGCGTCGGGTTTTTGCTGATAAAGTCGTTTGCCGCTTCATTCAAAATGATTTCGCGGCGTTGTGACAGTTTAAGCGCCTTCAAAAGCAGCCGGTTGCCTTCCACACTCTTGGTCAATGTTGGTGATGCAGTGACAAAGAACGCCAAATCTTTATCTGTCGGGTTGGAGCCAAGCTGTTTGACCAGAGGGCCGATCAGCGCGTTTGCGTTGGCGGTAAACGCCTCAGCTCCTGCAACCTCTTGGATTTTGTAGTCTGGGTTGAACAACTGCCCAACGCGGCGCAGGCCGGTCATAAACTCCTCACCAAAACCTGTCTCAACGCCGGCATCAAGCAAGTCCAGCATTTGGTCAACACGGCCCAAGGTTTGCTGTGCTGTGGTTGCAGAATCACTGATTTTGCCGACCAGATCTACCGTCGCCTTGGAGCCAGGCGCATTTTGCATATTGATGTTTGTGGTCGCTGGAGTGCTGCCTATTTGTTCAATTTTCCCAGCAGATGACTTCCTGTAAACCTGGCCCTTGCTGGTGTCTAACCCCTCAGCTTTTGCCTCAGCCTCTGACAAGGTTTGATAAGATACCGGCGCGGCTCTGCGTTGAACAACGCTGCCGATGCTGGTGTTTTCTGCGCCACTGATCGGTGAAGTGGTGGTGTTCTGCACGAAAGCCAAGTCGCCCTTATCTACGAGGCTTGATGTAGTGGTTGGCTGCAACAGGGCTGACATCAGTGCCGGCTCGAAAGTGCCAGGTGCAGCTTGAACCATAGCGCGGATCTGCGGCGACACATTCTCTGGCAGCGCACCCATTAGCGCCTCTGTAGCCTGCGCTTCACGCTGCGCCTGACCTTCAAGCGCGTTGCGCTGGAGGTACGCCCCGACAAGTGCGCTAGACAGCCTGCCAAGCCCCTGTAGAGGCGTCCTAACAGGTGCCGAGCTTGCACCCTGCTGAGCGAGTGCCTGGCCCATGATACGGCGCGGATCTGACTGATAAGCAGGGTTCAGCCGCTGAAAGCCAAACGTGGGCATTGCGCGTGGTCTAAGTGCCATTGTGTACCTCTATGAAAGCAAGTAAGCCGCACCCAGGTTGCCGGCCAGACCGAACAACCCTCCGAGATTTGCAGCACGGTTCTGCATCGCCTGGTTGTAAGCGTTAGCTTGCGCCGCAGACTGAGCGCCGTAAGCCCCCATGACATCAACAGAACCAGGCGCAAAGAAGCTGGCCTGCTGCACTTGCGGGCCACCGAGCAACGCTGCCAGCTCATTGAAGCCCTGGCTGCGTAGTGCTTGCCGCTCAGCGATCTGCCGGTTGCGGCTCTGGTTAGCGATTTGATTGCTCAGGAGCTGGTCAGCCACTTGCTGCTGGCGTGCAGCGTTCTGGAGCTGGGTGTTAGCTGCTGCCTGGCTGAACGCTTGGCCCTGACGTGCCAGACCGAACTCACCGGTTGCAGCCCGCTCACCAAACTGCTGAGCGCGGATGTTGCGTGCTTGGTTGACCAGGCGATCAGATTCCTGACCCGCTGCCAGCGTGGCCTGCTGTGCGAGACGCTGCAGTTGTTCGTTCTGCTGTGTCTCAAGCCGGCCAATCGCGCTGTCATATGCTTCAGACGTGATCGGGATGCCACGGTCTGCCAGGTTCTGTTCCAGCGTGTTGCGCTGGCGCGTAAACTCTGGCTGTAGCAAGCCGAGCTGCCTGTTGAACAGCGTTTGCTCAACATTGCTGCGGAAGCCCTCTGGATCGCTTGTGAGGGCTGTCAGGCCGCTTGTGTCGAGTGTAGACGGCAGGGCTGCATCGGTGCTGATATTCTGCTGGAACGCCTGCAGGCCAGTGGTTGGGTCAATCTCCTGCGCGGCGCTGATGCCAGACAGTGTGGGCGAGGTGCGGAAAGGGTTCTGGAAATCAGGGTCATCCGCAAAGATAGGTGAGCCATCAGGGTTCTGACCGATGACGGTCTGACCGGTCACTCGCTCAAACGCCAGATTGCCAAGCCCCAAGCCAGTGCCTTCTGTAGCTGCACGCATCTGTGCCTGGAACGGCGTCTCTTGCGTGAACGCTGCAGACTGGAAATCGCTGTCTTCCGGCGCTTGCCCCTGCACAAACTGCCCCTGGTCACCGACATACCCGAACAGCAGATTGCCGTATGGAGTGAACTGCGTGATCCGGTTGGCGTCTGCCTGAGCTGAAATCAGCTCGTTAGGATCAGGCGCTGGCGGTGGTGTAGGTGCGCTCTTGCCCATCTGATACTCCGATCCACTTACATTCTTGTTTCAACATTCCGAAAAGCACTGCGTCATGCTTGCCGAACATCTTCCGCAGCCGGCCTTCCTCTACAAAGCCAAGCTGCCGGTTCATCTTCATCGCCTTGTCATTGGCCTCGCTGCACGTCACCAGCAGGCGCTTGGCACCCACCTGGATGAACGGATATGCAAACAGGCCAAAAAGGACAGACCGATTTGCCCATCGCTGGGAGGAAGCAGCTATTGACGCCTCGATCTGCCCATCTCGGTAGTCGTGATACACGCAGGCCGCGATTATCTCGCCGTCACGTTGCACCCCGATGGCCGCACTAGGGCCGAATCCGTCAATGCCAATACGTTGAGCCGCCCAGCGCTTCAGGTAGTCATCAGCGCCAAAGATCAGACGGTTCATTACTGGCTCTCCTTTATGGCTTTGAGTACTTCATAGACGTTGGGCGGTGGCGGTTGATCCACCTCCCACTGACACAGATACTCACGCGGCTTCCACTCACCGCGCTTGAAGAACAGTGTTTCCTGCGTGTTATGTGCGCCGCGATAAACGCAGACCTCTTGGGTCTTATCGAGCTTCATACACTTCACTAGGCGGCACGTTGTCAGATCGTTTGCCCAGTCGTTTGCTTGTGCTGTGTGCGCCTTGAGAAGCAGCACAAACCCTGTCAGCGTAGCCAAGCCGGCTCCTATCACGACCGTCCAGGCAACATACTCAATGATCTTCTGACGGCGCTGCTGAGCGGCGTAGATCGCTTCCTGACGCTGTTTCCTGATCTTGCCCTCTAGGGCGATCAGCTCGTCCCACGCTGCCACGCCCCTAGTCAGTTGGATCATTTGCTTCAGTTGATACCGTTGATCCTGAAGCTGTTTTTTTGCCGTGAAGGCTTCTAGCGCTAGGCTCTCAATGCTTTTGCCCTTGGTCAGCTTGAGGAACAGGCTGGGGTTCTTGGCGCTTTTCTCTAGGTGATCGACATCTGACACAGCCGACATCCACCGTGACAGATCCTGCGTCATCTGTTCCAGTTCGCGGCCAGCGGCAAAACCTTTTTGCAAAACCTTAAATGCGCCTGTCGCAACCTGGACAGCCGTGCCGATGGTGACTGGATCGAGCATCAGTACACCTTCACTTTGTCTGGATCTATGAGCTTGGGCAGGCAATAGGCCGTCACAAGCCCGCTGCGTCCGCTTTGCTTTGACAAAGCGCGGGCATAGTAGGTGCAGTCATCAACACTGCGGAAATAAAGATCGTTTGAAACAAGACGCTTGCCTGCCGATCCATCTTCCATAATGAAGACGAACAGCAGAAAAGCGTGGATCACTGCCCCAGCAGAACGCCTACAAGCAGGACAATGGTGGTGCCGGCTGTGCCGATCATGATCGTCTCAATCCGCTTAATCCGCAGGATCGTCTCCTTCCAACGCTCCGCACAGACCGCCTCATGGGTGTCGAGTTCAGCTTTGACAGATGTGACGGTGGGCTTGCTCATGATGCGTCAGATGTTTTGAACGGCGTGTTGCCGCAAATAGAAGGCCAGCAAGCCTCAAGTTCTGTCACTGAAGTCGCGCTGTCGCCAACGGCTGGCGCGTCACGCAATGCTTGCTTGTCAGCGACGATTTGACTGGTATCAGCGCCTGTTTCTAACGCACGCATAAATTCTGCATCTAACGCCGCAAATTTGTCTTTACGCGCCTCACGCACAGCGTCAGCAAATATTTTTTTTGCTGCGGTAATATCTTCCGTAATTACATCGCCACTCAAAGACCAGGCGTCACGAAAATGCCTCGATGATGGCACAGTGATTTCACTGGCATCGGCGGTGTTTTCGTCCTTGTCAACGATTTGCACTGATGCTTGAGGATTAGGAGTGATAACCATCAACTCAGGGGCGGGGAAATCATCCTCTGTTTGGAACCCATCATTCATGCTGCTAATCTCCAAGCGTTGCGCCATCTACGATGAGACGGCAGTTGCTGCCGTTTGCAAATTTTCATTTTTGGCCTGTTGCCCTCGTTGTAGTCCCGCCAGATCCTTTCTGGCACGTCCTTCATTATGAGAAATTCAACCGCCTGTCCTTCTGTCAGCGGCGGCATCGGCTCAAGGCTATGCAATAAACCTTTTTCGCCTTTGCGCTGTCTATGCCACGCCTCTACCGGCGGCATCAAATTGCCGTGCATTAACATCGCCATGCAGTGCGGGTCTGGGTACATTACCGCAGCGCAGTCCATCTCTATGTCTTCATAGACAACAACGTAATCAGTCCGCACTGGCTTGAGGTTTTCTTTAGCCCAGCAAATTCTGTCGAACAGTTTGGTGCCTCGCCAATTTATCAAGACAAGTCCCCGAATGATGTTGCTACTCCGAAATCTACATCCCTGCGCGTGTTGCTGGCATCTGCCTGTGTGAGACATAAGTAAGAGCCTGCAGCGTAAGTAGTGATGTTGATAATTGTGGTATTACCAAATGGCTCATTACAGGAGCCAGACGTTGCATAATCTACATTAGCAAAATCATTGTTGATGTTTGGCTGCGCGTTGCCTGTGCCGTTGTCCGTCACGCTGCTTGTGTTAAAGCTGTCGTCCACCTCAAACGTGCCAGTGCTGTCGTATTTGACCCATTGCTTGCAAACACCTTGCGTGGCGCTTGTTGTGTTGCTGCCTTCACCTTTTATGAAGATTTCGCCACCAGCCTCAATTTTCATTCTTTCGGCGTTTGAGGTGTTGAAAGCTATATAACCAGCCTTCTGATTGTTGATGCCAACATTGAGGCTGTTGTTAATCGAAATATCTAAACCACCGCCACTAGCCGCAGCCGTTGCATCGTTTGTCATGCGGAAAGTTGCAGAAGACCCCCCGCCATCAATTTCAAGCTGTGTAGCTGGAGACGAGGTGTTAATCCCGACCTTTCCATCGTCCTTTATGTGAACCAACTCAGTGGTGTTTGCAAAATTATTGAACTTTACGTCGCCCGTGGCAGAGCCAGCCCGGATGACAGTCGCATTGGAGCCGTCATTCGTAATGCGTGGCCGTGATGTGCCGCCGGTATCTTTTAGGTGAAAGCCCCCGCTTGGCGCGTTGCCGCCTTCTGCACCTACATATCCGGTAAAGGTTGCGTTGCCAGCGGTCGAAATAGTCAGTCTTTCATTATTAGACGGAGACGCACCTTCGCCTCGCCTAGAGATATGCAATTCTCCATCAGCGTCTGCCGTATTTATAAGCCATCCATTGTCTTGGTTGGACTGCTTCAAATACAGGTGGTTTGCGCTGTTTTCAATTGTCAGCGGGAAGTCGGGACTCGTAGTGTTCACACCCAAATTACCCGACGCAACAATCACGTCACCCGTGCCATCCGGGTCGAGGGTGATGTCGCCATTCGTGTCCGTAGACGAAATGGTGTTTCCATTGATGTTGATGTTGTCAACATCTAGGTCGGTATTGATGACGACTGTGCCGGTGCCATTGGGCGAAATGTTGATGTCGCGGTTTGATGTGCTGACAATCGAATTAGTCTGGACATCGAGGTTGCCGCCAAGCTGCGGGGTGTTGTCCTCAGACACATTCTGCAGAGCTGAGTCAGCAGTCGAGCCTTGAGCTGCTGTCGCGTAGTCAGCGGAATTAAAGGCTTTGACTTGCGCTAGGTTGGTGACCTCGCTGTCCATCAACGCACCAGCAGCCGTCACATTGGCTGTGTCCGTAACATCAGCCGACGCCTCAATGCCGTCGAGCTTAGAGCCGTCAGTAGCTAGGTCGCGGCCATCAACCGTGCCGCCCACAGTGATATTGCCGGCGATTGCAGTTGTGCTGGACGCAGCGGTAGCGTTAGGGGTCAAGGTGAGCTGCGAGACAAAGCTGCCGCTGATCTTGCTATTTATGCTAAGCGTGCCACCATCCGCGACGTTGACCTTCCACTGGTCAGCGTTGTCATCGCCCTGGTCGGCCTTCAGCACAACGCCAAGCGCCGCGCCTTCTACATTGGCCGCGATCTCAAGTGCATTATTGGTCGTCTCGTCATACTGGATCGTGACATCGCTGTCGGTGCCAAATACCAGGGTCTTGTCATCAGGGATCGTCAGACCTTCAGCAAAAGGCACAGCCGCAGTGCAAGTCTGAGTGCCGTCTTTCAGGATACAGGTGGACAGGCCGGTAGCCATGCCGTCAAATTCTTCATCCATGCGCGAGGCAAGGATTTTGACCCCATTGTCCCTGTCTGTCGTCCAGTCATAAAGACGCGAGAAAACGCCGCCGGAAAATGCCATTAGATCGGCCCTCCTGGTGCAAAGGTATAGTGTGCGGAGATGAAGCTGATTGTTTGCGTACTGGTCGCCACCTTGACGCGCAGCGCCATAGAATACCCAAGCCTGTTGACTGCCTTGCGCCGCTTAGTGACGCCAGATCCGCTGGTATCAGCCCAGAAAAAGTCGTCCCAGGTTGCAGTGTCCCAGGAAGCAAGGTTTGACGCGAAAGTAACTGGGGAAACATCAATCGCCGCTGCGGGCGCTTGGTCTACCCCGACGCCAAAACTGAACACAACGTCAGTCTCTCCCTCAAGCATGGGCTGGACACTGCTGAAGCGCTTGATGCCAGCACGGTCGTTGAAATAGTTGTAGCTGGTCACAAGATCGCCAGTGATGTTTTCGCCATCGTCAGCGTCACCGCCTACTTTGAAAACTTTGCCGCCGGAACTGCCAAAATATGTGTCGCCGTTGAACTGGCCCCAGACTGTTGAGGGCAGATCTTCAAAGATGCACCAAGCGCGGATGATCGGATTGAAAACGTGCTGGTTATATGGGTCGATGCCGTCGCCAGTGGGGTAATTGAAGTAGACTTTATCGCCATCAGGGCTGACAAAGATTTGCCAGCCAGTATCGCTGCCTGTGAGCTTCACCTGACTGATGACCGTGCCGCGTATCTTCTCAGAAATCGCTGCCGCCTTGTTGCCGATGATGTCCTGACGCACAACCTGGCTGAGCGGCAGATAGCCCTCTCTAGTCATCACGATGACATCGCCACCCAGCTTGGCAATGGCACGCTTTTCATTGATCGGCTCAGCTATGCGGTAGGTGCCAACCAGAGCAAAGTTTGAGGCTGACGGATCTGAGCCGCTGTAGATCAGCACCTCGCCAGAACTCATGATGAGCGCCAGCAGATCATCAACGCCCTCGCCGCCGTCGATAGTCAGCGTCGAGATCATGATGAGGTTACCACCGAAGGTGCCAACCAGGCCGACCGGAAACTTGGTAAAGTTGCCCTGGAAAGTGTCTACCGTGGCCGAATAGTAAAAGTTCTGATCTGAGCCGGTGAAGTAGTAAACGCGGTTTTTGTAGGCATGAACGCCGGTCAGCGTATTTGCGTTGACGCCATCAGACAGCGTGATCGACAGGTCGCTGGCGCTTGTCCCATTCCAGCTAAAAGGCACGTTTGCCCCTGACGGCACAAAGATGGATAGGTTGTTGAACTCGATGCTTTCGGCCCTGCCGTTTGCGAGGCCGGTCTTTTTGCTGACAGCCGTGCCGCTATCAATCTGGTACAGCGTGCCATTGCTGCCGATAGCCAAGAGCTGGCGGTTCGCACCAGCGTTATGCTCAACAAGCGTTTCAACATCACCAGTGCCTATGCCGCTGCAAAACTCTGTGTAGCCATCACGCAGGGTCACCTTCTCCACAGTCGGGAAAAAGTTGGACATCACGATTGCGTCCGTTGGCGGCATGGCGTCGATGCTGTCACGGCTGTTCAAGCCACCGACAGGCGCTGGCACAGATGCCGCTTTGACGCGATACCTAGAGGCTGTTGGCAGTGCCTGGAGCATTAGCTGCTGACCCCATATCCGCTATCAGGCAGATTGTAAGAGTAAGGGCTGACCAAGTAGCGCCGCGCATCATCGAGCGTGATGATTGGCGCGCCACCAGAACGGCTGATCGCCTGGCGCAGCTCTAGCTGGTACTGACGGAAGTCCTCATCATATGCGAGGCCGTGCGCCTGCTTGAAACGCCAGGTTGCGCCCATCTCGATGAGCGTTTCATCAAGGATGCCGACATCGGTATCAGCGGCAAAGGCAGCTTGCGAAGTACCACCACTGGTTTGGTTCCAATGGCTCGACAGATACTCAAAGCCGATTGTGTCGGCTGCAGTAGGGGTTGGAGTAATGTCGAACTTCAGCGCGTTGCTGCTTGCCTTGAGACGGAAGCGATCAACGATGCCGGCATCTACTGTGCCGTGCCGATCCGATTGGAACTGCTGCGGCGTGATTGGGCCGACCATCTGATCTAGGTCGGTGCGATTGTAGGCTGTGCCACTGACAAAGCGGTCAAAATCGCTGGGCAAGTCATATGCCTGCGTGCCGTTGACCGTGGTGAAGGTATGCTCCTTCATCAGTATCGGCCAGTTAGTGGCCCGCATGAGCTGCTTGCCCTCGCGGTTGATTATGACCAGTAGCTGTCGTGCAATCGGATCTGTGTTGCCGACAACAGTGGTCGGGCGCTCAAATCCGGTGAAGTCAGCTACCGTCTGTGCTATCGTCAGCAGGCTCATCAGCTACTTCCTCAACCTTTGGCGCGGCTTTCTTGGCAGCGCGTTTCGGCTTTGCTTCCATGTGGAGCTGGGCAATCTTGCCGAGCTGCACATATGGCTCACCCATCTGGCGCAGCAGCGTTTCTTCAGCCGCAGCCAGTTCTTCAATGGTTTCGATGCCTTTCAGCTCAAGCTCAATGCGGCGAGGCTCAGACATTCCAGGCACGTCGCTCAGACCGCCGCCCTTCTTCTTGGGCTTCTTCTTGCCGGCCTTGAACTCAGCCCAGGCTTCAGGAAAGCGGGCGAGATCTTCAGGGCGGGCTGGGCCTTCCCAAACGTCCTTTACGCCAGAGACGACGATGCGGCAGAAGTCGCGCATCTGGCCGTTCAACTCGCGTTCAAAAAAGATACCTTTTGCGGGCATTTATTCCTCCAGTTGTAGGGGTGAGAGGGCGACCGAAGCCGCCCCCTCCAGGGAGATCACATCGGGAAATCGCAGATGATTTCCTTGTCGCTGATGTCGCCAGCAATCGCACAGACGTTATCTGTGACGGCTGCGGAAACATCGAGCGTGCCGTCCGACGATCCAGTCGGGGTCAGCGGGTCGCCGTCTGCGCCTGCAGTGAGGGCAGTGTTAAGCGTTGCCGGGCCTTTGACCTGAACCCAGCAATACTGACCATCGGTCGGAGCGGACTGCAGAACACCAGCGCCGATCTCTACGGAATCCGAGAGGTCGGAGGTCACCTGGTTGTTCTTGTAGCCATCAAGCGTGTAGTAGTACGCCACGTTGCCGGATACGGCTGCAACCGAACCAGCGCCAGTGTCATACTGCACATACTTGAAGATCCGCGTACCGTTGGTGTCGTCAACGATGGCACCAAGCTGACCTAGCTGAAACTCAGGCGTGTCAGCGACTGCGGTGGGGTCAATCCCCATTACTGATGCAATAGCCATTACCAGTCTCCTCTAGGTATGGATGACGCCTTGCAGCGCACGGTTGGAACAGGTCAGGTTACCCGACCAGAACATCGGCGTTACAAGCGCATCTTGGTTGACGGACATCCGCGCCTCACCAGGCACGAAATCACGACCGGCAGCGACTTCCATCCGCAGATAATCTGTGTTCAGGAAGTACATACGGTCGGTGTTACAGGCGTCATCGAACACGACATCCGAGTTCAGATACTGGACGCTGGTGAAACCAGAGTTAGCCAGATCGTCGCTGGTGAT